AATTACCACGTTGATCGCGTTGAGTTAACTTGCAGTGCTATTCCGGCAGACATTAAGTACGCTGCGTTTGAGCTGGCGCGTGCATTAGCGAATGACACGGACTCGATTACAGGGACTACCGGCGATACGGGGTTATACGAGCAAGTCAAGCTCGGAGAACTCGAAGTCAAGTACAACACTTCTAGCCAAGCTACCGGAACTGTTAATAACGTATTCGACGTTTACCCTTGGCTGCAGTCTTATCTTGGTGCTTATTGCCTTGGAGGCTCTGGCTCTTATCAAGTTCGTACTGTGAGGGGTTGAAATGCCAGGAGCACTAGACAGTTTATTTAAAAACGTCGCCAAATCAGTTGTCGCTGATCTGGGCAAATCCCTTGACACGACAGTCATCTACACGCGTAAGGCATCGCCAGTATATAACACCAGCACTGGTGCGTTGACGACGACCGACACGTCTTACTCCTTTGACGCACCAATTGAGTTTGTCGATTCTGAGGAAGAAGAGGGTCGCGAAGAGCGCAAAGCAAAGCTCTATGTAACCCCAGACCTTATAGGTGATAATCAACCCACACTTGAAGACACGATCACCCTTAAGTACGCGGGCTCGAACCGCGTTGCACAGATTACAGACATTCGCACGTACAAAGGGGACCAAGAGTACCTATTTATTATTCAAGTGAGGTTCTAATGGCAGGTCGCAAAAAGGGTATCGGGCAAATCGTTTCCGACCTGGAACGTCAACTTAATAGTGACTACAACGCTTTAATCCAGCTAACTGTTGAAGGCTTGAGCACAAAAGAGAACAGTCCTGTGGACACAGGTTTCTTTGCATCAAGTTGGAAAACAGGTACCCAAAAAATCCGTGCTGAGGACAAACGAGAAGACCATGCTCCATGGTCAAAAATTTATGAGACTCGTGCACCTGGCGGAGCAACTACCTGGAGCAGTATCGGTAACCAGTGGGTACACACCGACAAAAAACCAGTAGGAGGTCAAATTAAACCGCGTTTTGCCGTTCCGGAGTTCAACTTCAAACGTCAACCAACGGTGTATATCGGCAATACCGCTGAGTACGCAGGTTACGCGCTTGAATCACCAAAAGTAGCAAACTTTATCCAGGGTGAAATGCGCTCATTGGTTAAGCAAACGTTTAAAGAAAAAACGCCTGGTCGTATTTTTGCTAGGACAGGATCTAGTAGCAGTGTGTTTGGTGTGTACACCAGGCTTTAAATTATGACACTTGTAAACGCTCGCGCCGCTTTTGAAAAAGCAGTTACTAACGCTGTTTCAGCTGCTGATGCCACAGTGCTTATGGTTTACGACAACGTGCGCTACACCGTACCTGGGAAGACTAAAAAGTACATTTTGATGACCATAAACTTTAACCGCTCCACTCTTCAAAACCAAGGAGCTGCTCAGAATTACTACTCTGGAGTTATCCAGTGCAACGTTCACGTGCCCAAATCTGCTGGTACGGCTGTCTTGTCGTCTATTAGCGAAGCAGTTATTGACGGGCTTACCTCAGTCAACGCTTCGGGCTACAGCGATACTTTTAATGTATCTCCGCGTGTATCCGACGTTTCCGGCCCAACTCCATTGGAGTTGGAAGACCGTTCGCATTTTGTTGGTATTATGTCCTGTCAATTCACAGCAGTTGTGTAGTATATTTAGATAAATGCTACTACTGTATGCGTGCCTCTGAGCTGCTCCGTAATAAGTTTGGCGTCAGTCAGCTGTATAAGCATGAAGTCAAAGATGGAGATGAGATTGCGCTAGAGATCTATTGGCACCCTCTTACTATTGCTGAACGCGAAGCCATTCAGAAAAAAGCGGGTTCTGACGATGCCAACGATTTTGCACTCGGAATGCTGATTGAAAAAGCACTGGACGCAGACGGTAAGCGTTTGTTCCAGGACGGCGAAAAAGCAGTGCTTAAAAACGCCGTTGAGGCCGCAGTGTTGCAAGACATTCAACTAGCGATGTTGTCCTCTGGCGCAGAAAACAAGGTGGAGGACGCGAAAGCAGCCTTGAAAAGCCAATAGCGACTGGTATTTCATTTATTTCCTTGCCAAGGAACTAGGAACTACGGTCGTTCAGCTAACACGGCACCTAACGCAAGAAGAGCTAATTGGCTGGGTTGCATACTTTGAGCTGCACAACGAGCAACATGAGAAAGCTGTTCAAAACGCAAAAACCGGCTCGAGAGCACGATCAATGGGTGCACGGTAGACTGGTCCGTAGGACTCTACGTGCGTTGCTGTGGCCAATTACAACGTAGATATTGAAGTTGCACTACGGGGGTCTGACGCCCTTAGGCAGCTAACTAATGAGCTTCGGTCAGTATCAAAAGAAGTAGGCAAGGTAAATGCGGCAACAATTAAAGCAGGTAAGGCTTCCGACGAAGGCTTTTCGGGTAAAAGAATTCAAAACGTAGATAACTATTCCAGGGCTATAGCAAAAGCCGAGCGGACTTTACGAAGAGCCGCTATGGGCACAGATGCAGAAAAGGAAGCAGTTAGAGGTCTCGTACGTGCACAAAAAGACTTCAACCAAGAGCTGGAACGTCAAAATAAGTTACTTGCAGAAGAAAAAAGAGTGCAAGGTATTAAAAGACCTATTTTATCGAGCGAGCGCGTAAGTGCTAGATCTAATATTGCATCTCCTGTGATGGGCGCTCGAGATATTGCAGGGTCGCCTATGGCACAAACCTTTGGTTTTGAGCCTAAAAAAGCAAAAGCACCGGGGGGTTCCGCTGGCATAACTCCTGGCAAAAGATTAGGTGCAGCAGTTTCAGCAGGTGCATTTCCATTACTATTTGGCGGCGGCCCCGGCATGTCACTAGGTGGTGCTCTTGGCGGCGCAATAAGTGGATCAACTTTTGGTCCTCTTTCAATTGCCCTTCAAGTGCTTGGTGGAGCTGCAGACGATGTTGTCGAGAGCACAAAAAACTTAGGCATAGCGCTACAAACAGGACAAGGGGTTACGGCTGCATACGAAGCTACTGTTGGGCGTCTTACTGCTACCCAAAAAGACTATTTAGACAATTTAGAGAAAAGTGGGCAGCTACAAAAATTAAACAATGAAACAACTAAATTAGCCAATGAGCAATTGGGGATGTTTGGTCAACTTATTATAGACAACGCTAAAAGTGCAGCTAAATTTGATGAAGGTGCATCGCAACTTTTAAATAGTTTAAAAGCTTTAGCAGTTGTTATTGTACAGTTCCCTACGCTTGAAACGTTTGGCGATACAAGTATATTTGATGTGCAACAGGAGCTTACTCAAGCAGCTAAGGACCGAATAATTACTGCACAAGATGAACTAGGTGTAATGAGCTTGACAGCTCAAGTTGCAGAAAAACGTAGGGAAACAGAATTTCGCTTAAGTAAAACTAGTATTGACAATTTAGCAGCGGCAAAAACAGCGGTTGTTGTACAAGAAGAGCAAGCTGCTATAGACGATCTTCGAGAACAACATCTTAAGGGAATTATAACTAAAAAATTAGAAGAAGCTGAAATAGCCAAGATAAACAAAAACCTACAAGAACAAGTAAAAGACATCGAGGAAGATCGTCTTAGTAACCTAAAAGACCTTGTTAGAGAGAAAGCAAAAGCAGCAGCACAAGACGCAAAAGACGCTGCCGCTGTAGCGCAACGCCAAGCAAAAGAAGCTAAAGCTCAACTTAAGGCTTTTAAAACTAGAGAAACGGTGCACAGTCAATTAAGCATCAAGTTACTTGATGCAGAAATAACCCGCAAAGTTCTTTATGAAGGCCAGGAAGCTGCTCTTAAAGAAATTCTACGCACAGGAGTAGAGCGTTTGGAGCAGGAAAAACGTCTACTGGCGATGGAAAACACTGCATTAAAGGTGTCTTTAACAGGGTTTGCAACAGAAGAAGAAATAAACGAACTTATAAATGCACGCATTTATTTACTAGAACAAGAAGCGCTAAACAGGGAAAAACAAACACAAGATGCTATTAAACAACTACAGATTGAAAGGGAAATAGCTGCGCTTAAAGCTACGCAAGAAACGCAAGGTATGGCGCAAAATTTAGGAAGACAAAAAGAAGACCTGGAACGTAGTATTGCTAGTCCTTTTAGCACAAACGACAATGAAATGTTAGATTTGCGTATAAAACAGGTACGTCGATTTGAGGACGTACAAAAATCCTTAAATGATCAACTAAAAATTCAAAGTAAACTTGCTGCAAGTAAAGACCCTAAAGTCAAAGAAAGCGCAGAGTCGCAAATAAAAACTTTACAGGAGAGAATTCAACTACACGAAACGTTACTACCCCAGTTAGACGCACTTGAGCAAAAAGAACTTAAACAAAAGCAGCTGTTGGAGCAAATCGTTCCAATTACAAGCGCACTTACTGACGGAGTGCTTTCCGTTATCGACGGCACCAAAACCGCAGAGCAAGCGTTTGCGGACTTCCTTCGCAGTGTCGCATCCATGTTGATGGACGCAGCGTCACAAATGATCGCAACTTATATCGCGATTGGGATTGCACGCGCCTTTGCTGGAATGGGTGATTTTAATAGTGCTGCTGCTAGTCCCGGAGGTTCTGCGGGTGTTAAGGGTATTGGTGGTGGCATGACCAACCCCTTTGGTAATACCAATTCTTTTGGAACTTTTGCAGAAGGCGGTGTTGTAAACAAGCCAACTAACGCACTGATTGGTGAGGGTGGCGAGCCTGAGTACGTCATCCCAGCATCCAAAATGCGTGAAAGCATGTCGCGTTATTCACGAGGCTCGCGTGGTGGTGGCGTTATTCCTGACAATCGTGGTGGTTCTGCAAGCGAAGATGGCGGCACTGCAGTCGCAGCACCAATCGATGTTCGCTACACCGTGGAGCGTATCAACAGCGTTGATTATGTAACCGCTGATCAGTTCCAGAGCGGGATGCAACGTGCAGCATCGCAAGGCGCACAACGCGGTGAACAGAACACGCTAAAACGATTACAGATGAGCGGCAGCACTCGCCGGAGGTTAGGAATGTGAGTCAGTACGCATTTGGCCATGCCACTCGAATCAAGCGTCGCAGCCCATCAACGGGCAAGCTAGAAACGCTTTATTTTTTCCAAAACTTTTTCCTCAACCAAGAAGCCACGCATAACGGCAATCAATATCAGTTTGTGCCATTTGGTTTTTCAGGCGTAACCGTTAATCGCACGGGTGACGGCCTAGAAGCAACTCTTGTGTTTCCTAACAATGGTTTGTCTCGCGCCTTGGCTGATGAAGCAATTGACCAGAACTGGCTTATTGAAGTTGACGTGTTGATTTTGGACGCTGATAACCCAGCAGGCACTCATCAAACATTGCATTCGTTTACGGGCCAAGCTGTTGGCGGGCAGTGGGACAACGTATCGCTAAATCTAAAGCTCAGTTCTATTTTGGATGCTGTTGGAACGGACGTACCAAGGCGCTCGCTGACGCAGCGGTTGGTTGGCAACCTACCCATTAGCAATAATGTCCGACTGCAGTGATCTAATTGGAATGCCGTATCGGCTAGGCGCCGACGGCAGTGATAGCCATATTGATTGCATCCACTTGTGTTACGAGGTTTGGGAACGAGTCGGAGTTAAAGGACCACCGTTTAAACAGTCCTGGTACGAAGCGAGCAAGTGGGAAGTATCGCGTGATTTGTTGAACTGGGGTTTTCGGATCAAGAAGCCTGAGTATGATGGCGATATTCTGCTGTTACCGCAGCAATCCTGGGCATTCGCAGTCACATGGCAGACGGGAATCTTGTACGTCAATCGAATGTCAGAAAAAGTGCAATGGTCTTCGGCCCGTCAATTTACGACGTACCACTGCTTCCGTACGAAAAACAATTAATAGAAACGATTGGGATAACAGAAGAAGAGTATCAACTATTTGCGGCTGAAGTTAGGCGACGTGGTCGATTAAGACCTGCAGGGTATGAGCACTTACCTGACATTCAGGCGGGGGAGGCGCTTGTTCCAATTCTTGTCAACCTTGCAATCAGCTTGGTTTTGACCGGCGCTGCATACCTGCTGACGCCAAAACCAAAAGAGCCCTCAGCCTTTGGCCGCAAAGGGCTTGGCGGAGAAACCGGAGCAAGTCGCTTCACGCCATCTCGTGGTTTTGAGACTTTGGCAGAACTTGGTGAATACGCCTCACCAATTCCTCTGTTGTTTGGTTTATACCGTGAGGGCTATGGCGGTGGAATGCTTGCAACACCAAAACTGATTTGGTCTCGGATGTTTAGCCATGGAACGTTGCAACGCGCCAAGCTGTTGTACGTCGTTGGAGAGCAAGGCGTTGATATAGGCGAAGGTATTGAGCCGCCTGAGCTAGAGGGTATTTTTCTTGGCAATAACGCCATTGACCCTCTTTTTGAGGATGCTTTTGCTTTTTATTGGAAAAAACAATCCGGCAACCCAAACAGGCGAAGAATCCGCAACACAAATTTCTTGTACGGATCACAAAGTACACCCTCTTCGGGTGATCCAGACAAAGCTATTGATGGCGAAGTTTTTTACGCTCCAACTGGCGATGAAATTGATGCAGTAGGTCAATTTTGCCATGCTTATACACCAACAAATAGCACGCAGTTTGGCGTTTTTGAGTCAATTGCAAACGGTACTTCTTATCGCCCAAATTACCGTATTGTTTCTGTTACTGATGAAGGCCACAGTGGGCCTACAAAACGTGCAATAACAAGAGCACGGATTAAAATTGCTGGACTTAGTTTTAAAAATAATAAAGACTTGAGTGGAGTTGAACTTTTTAAAAAAGTTCGCCAGAAAGGGCAAGCAGGTGCTGGACGCAATTACAGCCCACGAATGGGAATTGTAGAAGTTACCCGAGCTTCTAATAACGATAAAATAACAACAACTGGCGATGAACTACAAAAAGTAGTAACGGTATCAAAAGGAGACAAGGCTGCTTTTGTAATTAGTACCACAAGTATCGACCCAGATATTTATGCACAGGAAAAAGATAGCACTAGGGAAAGTGTTGATGATATAAACAGCACGGTGGAGTCAATGCAGCTTGCAGCAGATGATGCGATGCAAGTTGGTGAACGGTTTGCCATTGCTGGAACGATATGGAAAGTAATTAATAGAAAGCTAGATCGCTTTGTGCCTAGCGGAGAAAACATTAATCAGAATGGAAAAAAAGATGATAACAGACAAAAAATTGATCTTGAGTGCGTTGACACTGAAGAGTCAAAATTTAATCGGATTGGAATAGTTAGTCTTTCAAAAGTTGTAGAGCCAAGCCAAGATTTTATTGGTGATAGTTTTCCAGATGGACCTATAGCCTCGATTGACGAGGATTTCTACCCAATCACTAAAATTGCATCTGCAACAGTCAGAAACAACCGGCCTGCAGTCGTTACGGAAATTGGTTTAAAAAGCACTGTTTTTCAAAAGTTAAATGGCCTTTGTTCTTTTAATAGTTTACCGACGCCTGATGAGTTAAACGATTTAGATGACGAAAACGTTCAAGTAACAAGCGGAACAGTCACCGCAAATATTATGAGGTCAACTGTTTTTCGTGTGTTTGTGCGCAAGGCAGGAGTTGACAGCTCCACTTTTGCCGTTGTACCGATGTTTTTTGTGATCAAAGGAAATCGCCCGGTTGCACAGTACAACTTTATTCGTTTTGCGTTAGCTCCAGGGAAAGAAGCACAAGAGCTTGAATTTAAGTTTGTACAGTTCCCTGGAGCGGAGCTGCGCAGTCTTTCTAGTGGCGAGCATTTGATTGACTTGTCTCATTCTGTATCTAGCCAGTCAGCAAGCATGAGGTTTCAGACCTTGCCGGTTGATGGCATTGGATCGTTGACAATAGGTGTTAGCGGCAAGCAAATTACAAAAGAACAAATTACCGAGAACAAAGAATTTATGCGAGCGCCTAGGACAATTCCTGGCTCAAGTACGACTACATTCCCCGACAGCGTTGTTCGCGTTCGTGATGCACCAGTCGCTGTTGCTGGTACAAATGCTAAAGCAATCGGACGGATTGGAAACATTAGCAATCAGGGAACCGCAGCTAATTCATATAGTGACAATAACTACGGAGGCCGGACTGGTGCTTTTGGGCACGCCATGATTGGCAATGCCGGTGACTTTAATTTTCCCTCACCTTTCTTTATTGTTACTCAAGAATTTTTAAACGACAACCCACGTAAGTGGATCAGTATTTTGTGGACTTACGAACGCAACGAACTACCTTTAAATCATTTTGCTAGGAAACACAATGGTGCCGAGTATGTTTGGAGTCCAGTCTCCCTAAGTGTTGTTGGAAGCTCTGGCAATTTTACGGAGGGAGAAGAGTTTGAAGTAATGCGCGGAACTAGATCTACAGAAAATTTAACCAGCGATCCAAATTATCCAGATAGCAATCCTTTTAAAGACAATCCTAATGCGCCAGACGGTTATCAAACAATTAGATGGTCAGGTTTCAAAATTAAAGTTACTTCAGCCGAAGCAACTGGAGCTATAGCTGGCCGAAGACAAGCTTACTTGTATCAAGTTTTTGGTGATGCAGCAACGGAAGGCCCAATTGGCAGCACTAAAACAGTAGAAAGAGAGTTCACAAAAGGCAATAAAACAATGCAAGTTAGTTTAACTTCAAAAATTCGTTATGAGTTTCCAGAAGTTCGCGGTAAAGAAGCAATTTGGACTGCCCCTGAAGTTGTTGTCAGACAATTGTCAGGGACATCACAGGACTGGGAAAAAGGCGAAGAATTTGAAGATTTAATTACGATTGCTAGCAACAATCCTTACTTGACAGAAGCATATCCTAAAGCAGGTTTTGACTTCCAAGTCGGCAACTTAATTGAAGAAATTACTGCCCCTAGGTTTAACTCGGAACAGAAGTTTGCGGACCAAACTCAATATAGCGACATAAGTTTTTATCGAAATTTTGTTGACAAATCAAACTCTAGTCAATCTGAACATGAAATTGTATATGTGAATGAGGTGCAGGAAAACGAGGTGCAAGAGGACGAAAAGCTGCCAGGAATGGATAATCTTGTGCTTGCAGGTCTTTCGCTTAAAGCAACTCGTAACTTCACTCGCCTTGACCAACTGCGGATGTGGCTAGGTAAAGGGTTGCGAGTAGAGCGGCTGCACCCAAGAAAAATAGCTGCTTATGGGGACTCTGACGAGAGCGGCCCAAGCAATTTGTTTACTGATCTAATTTATTATTTGATGACAGATCAGACGGGTGGCGCTGGAGCGTTGCTTGGCATGACATCCGACGACCCAGTTTTAATCAATAAAGACGACTTGATTGCTACGTCTAAATTCTTAGAAACACAAAAATTGTTTTTTAATGGGCCAATTGTTGACCGGACCAACTTGCGTCAGTTTATTGCAAGCGTTGCGCCGTTTTTCTTATGTAATTTTGTTATCGCTGACGGTAAGTTCTCTTTAAAACCCGCTTTGCCAACAAATGCAAGCGGCAGTCTTAATGATGGTCCAGTGATAATTGAACAAATATTTACTGCAGGCAATATTCTTGAAGATACATTAGAGATCGAATATCTTAGCGCTGAGGAACGCAGGCCATTCAAAGCAGTTGTTCGCTATCGAGAAGAAAGAAAAAACAAGTTGCCACAGGAGCGGACAGTAGAGGTAGAGAACGTAAAGAATGCCCAGTATCGCGATAAAGGGCTTGAGACTTTGCCTCGGGAACAGTTTGACCTGACGCAGTTCTGTACAACAAAAGATCATGCCGTAAAGGTTGGCAGGTACTTCTTGGCGTTGCGGCGCTTGGTCACACATACGATCAGTTTCTCAACAACAGTTGACGGCTTAGCAATTCAGGCTGGTTCGTACATTCGGGTTATTACTGAATCAAGCCCGTACAGCGGCGCAAATACTGGAACGGTCAGCTCAACGGGTGTAGTGACAAGCGTGTCTGACCTTCCCGATGACACGTATACCGTTGATTACTACAAAAGCTATGGCGGCGACGATGTCCAGACAGGTAAAATGCGAGTTGCTGGAGGCAGAGTGGCGGATGCTACATTCCATGGTTCTATTTTTACAGTCAAAAATCTCACTGTTTCTCAGAACGTTTATGTCATTGAACAACTGACGTTCTCTCAAGAGGGCACGGTAGACATTGTTGCTTCAGAGCATCCCTGCGTTGGAGAGAACGGAAAATTTAAAAGTTTATTGGTTGCTGCCATGCTGGATAACGACGAGGTTCTAATTACCTAATGCCTTTTCCTTTGCTCGTTCCAACCAGCCGTTCTTTTGATGCGGGGGACTACCCGATCAAAACGTTTAAGTCGCAAAACGGCGCTGAAACGCGGATTCTGTACGGCAGCAACCGCACCAACATGAAGCTGTCACTGAGCTACGCCAATATCACTGACGCAAACGCTGAGTTGTTCCTTGACCACTACGACGAGATGAAGGGCACCTTCACGACATTTCCTGTTGGGCAAGATACGGGTAAAGGTGGGTGGAAAGGCAATAGTGATGCGATTGGAGCGAATAGCCATGGAAATGAGTACCGCTATGAAAGCGCACCACAATTAACGCAGGTGCGGCCTGGGGTTAGCACTGTTACAGTGAGTCTCATTGGCGTGATCTGATGGCAAAGGTCTATACCGGCAGAGATGGCGT